TACAACCTACACCATTAATAACATCAGCTAGTGCAATTGTAGTAGGATCATCTGCATTATCATAAACAACAATGTTATTAGAACAAAAGATAATTAAAAATTTATTGTAAGAACTAATAGCAACAATTTCATCGTTGCCTCCAACTACTGCACCAATGTCTAGTAATCCAGATCCTGTACCTGAAAAATGAGCACCATCTAAAAGTCTACTATAGAATACTGTTGTTTTATTTTCAGTAACTCTACCAGTCCATAATCTACCAAAAGCAGCATGAACACAATCAGGATCAAATAAACCTAAACCACTTGGGGCTGTTCCATAATCACCAATTCTTTGAAATACATAAGGGCCACTATGAGCACCTTCTCTGTATACCATCATTCTATTACCACCTTGAGCAGCAAAGGCATAAGACTCAGCAGCAGCTCCTGCATTTTCTTGTAATGCTGCCCATTGCCAACGATTACCTGAAAATGTAGGTTGAGTTACTAAAGGAACTGGACCACCAGAGTCTGCTCCATAAATTAATTTTCTAGTTAGAGTAGTAGTACCTGAAAATAGTTTACCACCACCAGCAGATAAGAAAGTAGAGTTACCACCTACATCTCTAAACTCAAAGATAGATTCAATATACTCTGAGTCTGCTAGATCACCATTATTAGTTGTTAGAGTCTGCCATCCACGACGACTACCTAACCTACCATACTTATCAATTACACAGTTAATAGCTTTCTTAGCGTACCCTGATTCAAGAGTCACTCCACTCTCTTGAGTATTTAAACCCAAGAAACCTAGCGTAGCATTACTTGCTGCTTTTAAAGCACCAGGCATTAGTAAGGACTCCAAGTAATTTCATCCATACGTTGACCAGATTCAATAGCAATATAATCTGCCAACATACTACGATAACGCATTTCATGTTCTGCATTACCACCATCATCTCCTCGTTCTGAAATAGCACGAGAAATAGTACCTTCAATAACTACATCAGCAGGTACAAGTATTCTATCTGTATTGTTTACTAACTTCTCTTGAGGAATAATACAGTTAATTCTAATACTATAAGCTCCATCAGGGATTGGATAGAAGTCTACTTGACTATCTCCATCTGAAGAAACACCATTAAAATTATAGTAATATGGAGAACCATTCTCAGGATTTGTAAGTAAGAATTGTCTATCAAACCACTTAGTACTACGTTGTTGCATAATGATATTATCAGTATCATTAAACATATCTAAGATTCTAATACGAGTAGTAGAACCTTGTAGTTCATAGTTAAATAAAGTACTAGTAGTTACTGCAGTTAATGTTGTACGTAGAGCCGACCAATCCCAAGTGTCCTCTACTTCTCTTTTAACTACATTAACTAGATCGCCAATAAGTTTACTATAAGGAGTTTCTTGAACAGAAGACACCTCATTTTCTCTAAGTCTACGTAAAATACTATTGACAATATCTAAATAATTCATTATACTTTCCTAAGTTATACCACAATTATACCACAATATAGTATATTTGTCAACTACTTTTTAATTACCACTCATTAATAATCTCTTGTTCTTTAATCCATTGTTGCAAATAAAGTAATTGTATTACATCTAAGGAACAATCTCTGATGGTACTAGATAAATTGCTCTTGGTTTCTCCATCAACTGTGCTGGTGGAGTTGGGTATGTTGGACACTTCACTGCTTGAGGTTGTATTGTTGTACACCCGCTTACTAACAGTAGTAGTACTAAACTTCTTAATAGCATTTGAATATCCTTTAGATACATTATCTGTTACTTTCTTCTGAGACTTTTGTAACTCTTCTACTTTTTGTTCTTGTAATTTAGCATTAACTTCTGTTTGCAACACAAAGGCACTAAATTTCTCATGTTCATAACTATAGCCCTTATACCATCCAAACAAAAAGATAATGAGAATTAAGGCTATTCCTGCAAGCTGTTTCCAATACTTCTGTGCTAAAATAGTAATCATCTAGTAAGTTTACCTGTTGATACTGTTCTTAATATAATATTACCTGCAGCTACTAAGCCAACTAGAGGAAGATAAGAAGCTGGACCTAGCACATCTTGAAGAACATGTATACTAGATTCAATAGCAATTAAAGCAGCCGAAGCTGCATTAAACCAAACTGTTTTACTTTTATACCAAGGTTTACTCAAAATGTTTTACCTGCTTGAAAGTCTGCTAACTTTAATCCATTAGTATATTGACAATGTGCTAACTCTTTAAACTTAGTCCAACGTCCAGCCCACTCTAATCCAACAGACTCTGCTATTTCTCCACACTTAGTAAATAGCCCTACATCAGACCATTGAGCCTTACCATTTACTAATGGTACAAAATCGAAAGCAACACGCCAGTTGTGGAAGGATTGTCCAGCATTAGCATTTGTAACAATCTTTCCAGGAGTAGTTCTACCTTGAGTATATAAAGCACTTTGTGATTCCCCATCTCTGTATGTAGAAGTAATTAAAATATCAATACCTTGTTTATCACAAGAAGCAATAAACTTTTCGCAAAGAGTTTTAACCTTTGGATGCAGGTCTTCTAACTTACGAGAGTTAATCATAGTTTAATAGTCCATCCATGAGCAGCTGCCCACAGATAAACAAGCACTGCTAAGCCCATTGCAGATAATCCTTTAAGAGTCCACTTACCTAAGGTAATGAACTGCTTATCTAGCCACTCTCCTATAGCTTCTTTAATAGCAGCTTTGTGTATTTCTTTTTGTTCTTCAGGAGTCATTCCTTAATCCTTAGTTATAAGTTCAAGATCTGTCATTTATTTATACGTTTTGCACGCTTGCTGTTAATGTAACATTTGTATCGGTTTGCGATATTGATCCTGTAGCAATACTTGGCGTTGCCCAAAGAGCTGTAGTTGTTAATGCGTATGTTATTGGAACCGCAGCTAAACTTAATGCTGAATAGGTCACAGTAAATCCATTTACGCTATATGTTCCAGTTCCACTTCCGTTGGTATTTAATTTAAATACAAAGCGCCCAGTGTTTATATACAGCGAATTACCAATTATTCGAATTTGGCTTTTTAATGCAAGAGTGGTTCCGCCAAAAAAGTTTGGATTTGGGCTAATAGTAATTGCCCTTTGCCAAATAACATTTAAGTTGGAATCTAATTTATACAGTGTAAAGTAAGGCGCGACTGATGGGGATTGATTAGAGCAACCTACTGCGTAAATATTCCCACTTGAATCAAACGCCGCATTTACTGCATTGGTATCGTAGCGAGTAGCCGTAGTTTTTTGAAAATATACCGCAGATACAAAATCTAAATTATTGTTAAGCTTAATAAATATATCAGTTTCAGGCGGCGTAGCGGAGCTAGATCCTCTGTATATAGTAAAAACTCCAGCAGATGTTGCTGTAACTGCACATTCGGCCAATCCTCCAGAAGAAGGGTTAATTTGTTTTTCAAGAGCGCCAGTATAACTAAATTTATTTATACGGCCATTATAATTAACCATTGATGTAGTGCTTGGGATTATAGCTCCACTATATGATTCAGTTGAAGATGAATAACCTTGCCTCCAAACAATTGAAGTAAAATCAGAGTTATAAACAACATTTACGCCTCGACCAACGCCGTAAGTAACAAGAATATTTCCGTTTTCCATTCTTGTTACAGATGTTGGCTCAGTTCTTTGTGTGGTTGATGAATTGTTTGGTTTATGCCAATCCATTTGAGTTGAAATAAAATTGCCATTCAAATCAAATTTTCTGATTCTTGTGTATGTATTAGCTGTAGTTGCTGCAAGCGTATTGCTATCAAATAAATAATACCAAGAATTTACGTTATCAACGTAAACGTAATTTGTACCAACGTTCCCAGTTGAAGGATTTGTTGCGTTTCCAAAAACTCTTGAAAATAAAACTTGTCCTTGTGGATTTAGCTTAACAAGGTATCGCAATATGCTGGCATTTGATGTATTGGATGTTAGTATTGAAACATATAAGTTTCCAGCTGCATCTACATCTATATTATGCCTATCAGCCATCCTAGGGGTGTTTGTTAATCCGTTAATACATGCAATCCAAAATGATTCAGAGCTTTTTCCATAAAAATCATCAAGCTGAATAACGCCAGTTGAAATGCCAGCAAGCGCACGAACAACAGTGTCATTCATGCTAATCATGCCAGTTGCAGACTTTCCAAGCTCTAATGCAACAGATTCTCCAGCAGTGGATCCAGCAAGACTAATTTTTCCTGATGAGTTTAATGCCATAATTAAATAGTTCCGTAAGCTGTTACGTTACCAACAACAGTTAAGTTTCCGTTTGAATCAAGTTTAGCTTTTGCAACTCCGCCAACTTTAAAATGCAATGCGCCTGATACTTCTTCTACAGTCCAATTTGTAGTAACAAGTTTTGTTGCGTTTGTTGAGTTTGTAGCAGTTGCTGCATTTCCTGTTGTATTTTGATTCCATGTTGGAATAGTCCCAGTAAGCTTAGAATAATTTAAACTAGTAATCCAAGATGGATTAGAATAACTACCTGAAGTATATACTCCATTAGTTACTGTAGCAGCATTTCCACTGATAGATATTGCCCAAGTACCTGTAGCATTAGACCCATCAGTATTTGCTTTAGTAGTTAAATCTACAGTTCCCCAATAACTATTAGAACCATCAGTAAATAAAACTTTTCCAGAGTTACCAGTCATTGATGGGAGTACTTTGCCATCATCTAATGATACAATCCAAGAAGGATCTGAGTAACTTCCAGATGTAACTACTCCATTTGTAACAGTATCTGCATTACCAGTTAAATTACCTGTAACATTACCAGATACATTTCCATAAAGAGTATTAATTTGTAAGTCAGCTAAAGCAAAAGAAGCATGACTTGTATCTATATAAGCAGAAGCATCAGGTTCTAATGTATATTGGTGAAAGAATTTCCAACGACCATCTGAAGCATCTCTAAACATACCAGCATGGCGATAAGTACCATCATTGTAATTACCTGCAATACCTAAGTCTGGGTTTGATACTATAGACCCTTCATTAAGATAAATCATATTATCTTCAACAGCTAAATTTGTAGCATTAATAGTTACAGTAGTACCAGATACAGTTAAGTTACCATCAATCTGAACATTATTAGCTACATCTAAATCAACAATATTAAGTAGACTTACACCATCAATTGTTCCTCCAGTAATACTTACTGAATTAGAATTTTGAGTTGCAATAGAACCTAAACCTAAATTTGTTCTAGATGCTGAACTACTAGCTACGTCTGATAAATTATTACTTGCTAATAAACCTCCTGATGAAGAAGCATAAGCAGACAACCATCCTGTTGAAGTATACACTTTCATAATGTTGTCTGTTGTACTAAAAAATAAAGCTCCAATAACTAGAGCATTACCATCATTATCTAGTGTAGGATCTGTTGCTTTAGCCCCTAGGTACCTATCATCAAAATTATCATAGATAGCTTGTGTAGAAGATAAAGCAGTTTCGGCTGCTGTTTGAGCTGTACTTGCAGCAGTAGCACTGTTAGCAGAATTTGTAGCAGATGTACTTGAAGCTGATGCACTTGATGCTGCATTAGATGCACTAGTAGCAGCTTCTCCTGCTTTAGTTGTAGCAATTCCAGCTTGTGTAGTTGCAGTAGAAGCACTAGTAGAAGCATTAGAGGCTTGTGTAGTTGCTGTTGATGCTGAAGATGCGGCACTAGAAGCTGAAGAACTAGCCTCACTTGCTTTAGTTGTAGCTGTTAATGCTGATGTAGAAGCATTAGTTGCAGACGTTGCCGCACTAGATGCACTAGTAGAAGCTTCTAAAGCTTTTGTTATAGCTGTTGATTCACTTAATGAGGCAGAAGAAGCACTGCTTGAAGCAGCACTTGCAGAAGTACTTGCATTATTTGCAGAAGTTGCTGCAAGAGTTGCATTATATTTAGCAGAGTATTCACTCCCTGCAACTGGCCCTGTAGTTTTAGTAGCCCAATCCTGAGCTAACTCTGCACTAGCTATAGCATTAGTTTCAGCAGTCTCTGCATTTGTTTCAGCAGTTTGGGCAGCTGTTGCACTTGTAGCAGCATTACTAGCAGAAGTGGTTGCAGCACTTGCTGAACTTGTTGCAGAAGTTGCCTGACTGGTAGCAGTAGTTGCACTTGATGAGGCACTAGTTGCAGATCCAGCGGCAGTTGTAGCACTAGAAGCAGCTGCTAATGCACTAGCTTCAGCCGCAGCCGCAGCCGCAACAGCTGTGGCAGACTGGTTACTTGTATCTGCTACTGCATCTCCAACCCCACCAGGTGCTCTGTAAATACCTCTACTAGTAGTCATACTATTCCTCTACAGATTCAACTTTAACTTCTACTTTTTTAGTTTCTTTTTTAGGAGCAACTACTGGTTCTTCATATACTTCATAAGCTGGATTATCTAGAGTTGTTTTAATATCTTGTTCTTGAACGAACTCGATTACCACACCTGATTGTAAACATTTGAATTTCATTTAGATCTCCTTGAATATTCTTATAGATACTAGAAAAGTACCCATAAAAATAGCCCCTGCCTAAGCAAGGGCCATCTATCAGTTTCTTATAAAGGAACTGCTAATGCGAAACAAGCATTGTCACGCAACTCTTTAACACCGTAGATTGTATCTGCAGTGTATAGAGTGCCTAAGTACTCTTGTTTGTACTGAGCTTGTGAACGAACTTTTTGTTGTTCAACAAGAACAGCAGCATCACGGTGACCGATCAATACTGCACGGCCTAAGTTTGTACCTGAACCATCAGCAGCACTATTCAAGTAGTCACAGTTAGATGAAACATAAACTGG